GATTAGCGGTATGTTTTCTACCCTAGATGCTTCGGTGTTTAGGTTCAGACCTGTTTTGATCACGGGTCTTTGTTTTTAACTATGGGTTCAAATGTTTGTATGTTTCTAATCACGAGCCTGTTTTGTTTCTAAGTGCGAGGGCAAAAGGTAGCGAATAGATCGTGCGAATGGTAGCGATACGAGAACCTGCTGTGCGCTTAAAATGATGTTTAACGCCATTTTGGTTGCACAAGTATTCTCAGATCGGTAGTGAAGTGATACCATCGCTGCTATGAAACTTGATTGCAAACACAAAGCAGCCTTAAAGTCTTATGCCAGAAGTGTTGTTGCAGCCGTTGTCGCTGTCGTATCTACAGGCAACTATTCGCCTGAGGATTTAGGCAAGGCTGCTGTTGCTGCTCTAATTCCACCAGTGTTGAGATGGTTAAACACGAATGACCCTGCGTTCGGGCGTACAAAATAGTTTGCTATGCAACGAATCTATACAGGTAACAAAGATGGTATTGCGACTGGTGAGCGTAAAGGTCTAACAGTTTTTATTAACCAACTTTGCAAGCGTTACCCTGCGCTGTGGAACAACGGTTCGTTTGTTAATCGTTCTATGCGAGGCAAACAAGGTGTGCTATCTGTGCACGCTACAGGGCGTGCAGTTGATCTATCTTTCAGATTTACACCAAACCATAAAGACGCTTCAAACACTAAAGGCATTAAAGAAGGTGGTCGCAAGCAGGCGATGGAGGCAGTTGATTTTGTTGTTAAGCACGCTGACGCTTTTGGGCTTGAGTGCATTTTGGATTATTACCCGATTCCTCACGGTAGGGGTTGGCGTTGTGATCGTAAGGCTTGGACTGTATATACGAAGCCTGAGATTCACGGTGCGCCTATGGGCGACTGGCTGCACTTTGAACTGTCACCTAAGATGGCTGATGATGCTGAGGCTATGCGAGCAGCGTTTAGTGCGATACCATTAAAGGCTGAGGCTATCTGATGGATAGTTCAGCAATAGTGGTTGCCTTGATCGGGGCGATAGGCGCAATCATTGTTGGGTTTATGCAATCGTTTAAGAAAGAAGCAAGAGAAGCAAACAAAACTAATAGTGAAGATCACGCCATAGTTCAGTCGCAGTTAAGAATGATTTTCAAAACAGTTAATCGGGTAGATGACAAGTTAGAAAAACATATCAACCAACACGAAGAAGGCACATTGAATGGGCAAGTTACTAGATCAGATAAAAAACTCACCTAGCAAAACAGGTGGCGCTAAAAGTGGGCTTGACACAATTCTTAACAGTTTAGAAAAACAAGATCAGCAAGATTTGCTGGTCGCTTTAGCAGATGAGACTATTCAATCAACTGTTATCGCTAAAGTTTTGAACGAGCGAGGTTATGAAGTTAGTAGGCAATCTGTTGGCAGGTTCAGGGTTAAACATTTATGAGCCTCAAAGATGATCTACAGAATGAGCAGCAAACACAATTTGAAACAGAGTTGGTGAGACTACGCAAGCAGCGTGACAGTTTCGCTAATCAGAACGCACGATTGACTACACAACTTGAAAGCGTTGAAAGATGTTTACAAATTGTTGATCGTGCCGAAGGTACTGCGATTAATCCTCCAGCGTGGCTTGTGCCAACGAAACCTAAACTATCGGCAGCGACACTTGTTGTTATTTTGTCTGATACACATTTTGACGAGGTTGTGAATGTTGATGAGATGGAGGGTTTGAATTGTTACAACCGTGAGATCGCTGTGATGCGTTTAGAGAAGTGGGCGCAGAATGTGATCAAACTTTCACGCCATTATCTTTCAGGTGTTTCTTATGACGGAATTGTTGTGATCTTGGGTGGCGACATTTTTACTGGTGACATTCACGAAGAACTTGCTTTGACTAATGAGGACACAATGATCGGGTCGCTACTGTTTTGGTCTGAACAAGTTGCTGCTGCTCTACAACTTTTGACAGATGAGTTCGGCAAATGTTTTGTAACAAGCGTTGTCGGCAATCACGGCAGGACTACTCGCAAGCCTCGTATGAAGCAGCGTGTGAAAACAAACTTTGATTATCTGTTATCTAAAATGGTTGAGCGACATTTCAGGTTAGATAAGCGAATCAGTTTTGATATTCCTGAATCTGCTGATGCGTTGATCAAGATTTATGGTCACGGACATTTGATAACTCACGGCGATCAAGTTTCAGGTGGCGGTGGTATCGGTGGTATCTATCCTCCGATTATGCGTATGCGTGCGAGAAAACAATCACGATATATGGCAACAGGCAAATCATTTCAAACTTTGTGGCTCGGTCATTGGCATCAATATATTTCTACACCGTCAATGATTGTTAATGGAAGTCTGAAAGGTTTTGACGAGTATGCGATGTTGATGGGGTTTGGTCACGAAGCACCGCAGCAGGCGTTGGCAATTATTACACCTGAAAGAAACATCACGATTCAAGCGCCTGTGTTTTGTGTTGATCGTAAAAAAGAAGGCTGGTAGTTTGTGGCAACGATTGTGCTTATTGTTTGGCACGATGCGCACAGTGTTGCTTCTACTTGGATTGATGTTGCAGATATTGATGTTGAGCCTGCTGTTGTTGAGTCGGTTGGTTTTCTTTTGCCTGATGCAAAGCCGAGGCATATTGTTTTAGCGCAATCTCTTACTGGCGATGAGTGTGATCATATTTTGGCTGTGCCTGTTGAGATGGTGCGCAGTATGAAAGTTTTGATGTAGTGTTCGGTTTGGCGTGAGATGTACTCCTTCTCCGTTTTGCGCTACGAGTTGAGTTGCCTTGACAGGAATGTTGGGGCAACTCCTCGTAATCCCTTTATGTTATAAGGGTTAAATGAATGAGTGGTTTGTTGGTGTAGTTGATATACTTAACTCATCAAGCAAACAGTTTGTTTGATAAGTCAAGAGGAGGGCTTATGAAATTAAAATTATCAAGTCAGGCGTTAAGCGATCACGAGAGCAGATTGTATTGTTCAGATGAAAGTACCGACACAGTTAAAGTTCATATTGATCAACCAAGTTCAATTTACACAATCATTAAGGCAACTAAAACAGTAACGACAGTTGAGATGAGTGAGTCAGCCATCAAAGAGTATTTGGCAGATGGGGATTATCAAGCAGAGTTTAATAGCGAAGATAAAAACCCTTTCGGTTTAATGTGGTTACGAGCAACGAAAAGTGTTAGAAAACAAATTACCAAAGTTCAAGAGGAGGACTAAATGAAAATCAGATTAGGTAAAGCGTTCTTGGAGGAATGTAAGATACGAGGCTACTTCAATGACAACGCTGCGATAGATGAGCGAGGCGCAGTGTTGTTCAATGTGTTAGATCGTGCAACGAAAACTAAAACAGGTGTCAGCGTTGATGTGACACCTATAGAACTTGATCACTTGATTAGTGAATGTGATTGGTTTGTTTACAACAACTCGCCTGATGGTTCAAGTGATGATCGCAAAAACTTTAACAACTTAACTAACCAAGTGAAGTCTTTACGCAAAGTTAAATCTTTGAATGATCCCAATGTTTGGAACTTTAAGAGGGCTTATGAGTTCACGAGGGCTTATGAAAACTAAAGTGACTTGCCAGTGCGCAGTTTGCGGTGAACAGTTTAAGAACATCACTGATCATATGTTGCACTATATGAGGACACACGATGAGGGTTTCAAAGAACACAGCCAGCGCAGGCGCAGAGGTATTGCCTGTCGTGGTTGCGCTAAACAACTTGCTGCAGGCGTACTTGAGTGTGCTGCTTGTGGTTGGAAACAAATAACAACAGAGGAGGCATAATGAATATTGAATATGAGTTGGAAAATAATGAAATAAAAGAGATCATTGAGTTAGGCGATTATTATTTGATAACTATGAACGACAATAAAGAATACGATGGGCAAATTGTTGGTAAGACTGAAACGACTTTAACGATTGAGAGGTGGAATGTTGTTAAGAACAGTTTGTGTGAAACAGATATCAAGTTTAGCGACATTGATGAGATCGCAGGTTTCAATGATTCGCAAATGTGATCAAGGTTGTGGCGAGGTCGCCACTGTTTATGCTGGCGACTCGTGCGCTGGCGGTTGGGCAGGGTTCTATTGTGAGCCTTGTCAAAAGGCTTTGCGGTTTCAAATATGGGAAAGGAATAAAGTTGATATTGATTTAGTCTGCAACACCCTTAAGCCATAATTTAATTAACAAATACCTGAGGAGGTCAAAAATGCAACGAATACTTAAAGACAAACACGGAAGCAAAGAATGGTTGTTAAGTAGGTGGCGTGATGAGCAAGGCAGATGCGTATTCGGTGCGTCTGATGTGCCTGTGTTAATGGGTGCGTCACCGTACAAGACTCGTGGCGAACTGTTCGCAGACAAACTTAATGAACCAGTAGTGCAAGCAGATTCGGCGGTGTTTAGGCGTGGGAATCTTTTAGAGAAACCTTTGCTTGAAGCAGCGTCAGAGTTTCTTGGTGTAAACATTTATACGCCTGAATATGTTTATCGTGAGGATAGGTTCTCGGTGTCGCTTGACGGTGTTGATTCTGAACTTGCGCCAAGCGTTGTTGTTGAAGCGAAAACAACTACACGATATTCAATTAACGATGCAAGCGATCTGCCTGACGAGTGGTTGTGGCAAGGCTGGACACAGCAAGCAGTATTAAATTGTCCCGTTTGGTTCTCGGTTCTTGATCGTGACCTAAAGATCAGTATGGTTTGCTGCCCTGAGAATCGTGAGGCGATAGATAGTCTGCGATTAGAGGCACAAGTGTTTGGTGATTGGATTGATCAGGGCGTTGTGCCTGATGAGGAGTTGAACAATTTTTCTGCCGATGACATTACACGAATCTATAAAGTTGAACCGACAAGTGTTGAACTTGATGTTGTGGTGATTGACTGGCTTGTGGCGTTAGAAGATGCGAGACAGCAAAGCAAACAGGCGACAGAGATGGAAACGAAAGCAAAAGATGCTATTGCACAAATGTTGAAAGGCAACGAGATCGGTTTAGTAGATGGTGTGCAAGTTGTTTCTTGGAAACAGCAGGCTGGCAAGATGTCGTTTGATATGACCCGATTGAAGAGTGAGCAACCTGAGTTAGTTAAGCAATATGAGAAGCAAGGTAACCCTTATCGTGTTATGAGAACACACAGAAAGAAGGCGAAGTAATGGGCAGAAAAAGAATCTGTAAAGGCTGTGGTCAGGAACTTATTTCACTTACTTCAGCAACTTTGCAAGAAGATGGTTCAGTTTTAGTAGGCGAAACCATTAACGGTTTTCACAGGAACTTAGGTGCTTGTAAAGAAACTTTATTAAAGAAAACAAAACCAAACAGAAAGAAGGCAAAAAAATGAGTAATGAAACAGAAGCACTAATGCTAAAAGCAGTGTTAGAACAATACGCAACACCCGACCCAAAGATCGTAGGAATGATAACCAAGAATGGTGTTAATCTTGACTTCGTAGGTCACGCAGAGATAACAAGAATCTTGATTGAGATTGACCCGATGTGGAACTGGCAACCTGCAGCGTGGGTTGATGGCAGACCAGCGATTCACGAATCAAACGGTGTCGCTACGATGTGGGGCAACTTAACCTTGCTTAACAAGACCTTGACAGGCGTAGGGACAGCAAACACGGTTATGACAACTCGTACTGGCGAAAAGTTTAACAAGCCTGATTACGAGAAAGAATTGATCGGTGACTTCTTAAGAAATGCAGCGATGCGCTTTGGTATTTGTTTGAATCTTTGGTCTAAACAAGATCGGGATCAACCAGCGACAGTTTCCGCACCTATGCAAGAAGCAAAACAAAATCACCCTGCTAGTCCGATGACGATTAAACAAATAGAAGAAGTATTCACTAAACCAGCAACAGTGACTTCTATCGGTGGTTTAATTTCAGATAAGCAGAAGGGTTTGATTTCTAAGTTGGCTAAAGAAAAATTGAACGGCGATGTTATACCGTCAATTCAAGAAATGTTTAGCAAAGACAATCTAAATACTTTGACTACTAAAGAAGGTTCAGAGTTGATTAAACATATTATGAATCTTCAAACTGGCGCACCTGAAGAACCTTTTTAATGATTGAAAAGCGTGATCATTGGCGAGAGTCTGCTGCTTGTCGTGGTATTAAACATACTG